CGTCGCCACCCCTGCAGCCGACCGCTACGCCGCTGCCGTCCGCGGTGTCGCCTCCGCTCTCGAGCGTGCCCGCGCTCTGCAGGCAGCCCTCACCAACGCCAGGACCGCCGCCGCATTCGATGCCATCGCAAAAGCGGCATTCCCCAAGGTCGCGCTCGAGGAGTATGACAACCAGGCCATTGAGCTGCAGGGCACCCTCGACGCCCTCCGGGGCATCTCAGCCGAGCTCTACGACCCCGAACAGATCAAGATCGCGGTCGAGCAGAAGTCCAAGGAGCTAATCGCCGACCGAGAGCGCAAGCAGATCCTCGAAAGCGCCCAGCAACAGCTCAAGAAGAACAACATCACCCAGGCCGAGTTCAGCAAGCTCACCGCCGACCTAGCCGCACGCCAGAAGAAGTTCAACGAAGACCTCGCCGCGGAAGGTGAAAAGCGCCGCCGTAACCTCGAGCTCGCCAAACAGCAAAACGCAGTCGAGTCCCTGAAGAAAGCCACCGGCGCCATCCGCTTTGACGTGGCCCGCGCCGGTGTCCAAGCCCAGGCCACCATGGCCCAAGCCTTCGCCGGTGATAACTCCACGGCGCAACGCCTGATCGAAGCTGAACAGCGGATCGCAGAAGAGCGGATCCGCCTGGAGCAGGACGGGACCAAGACCACTGCAGACATCACCCGCGAACTCACCGCCTTCGCCGAAAAAACACGCGCAGCTGCCACCGATCTCGGTCGTATGGACGAAGAGGTCAAAGCCTTCGTCGCTCAAATGACCGCAATCCGCGACGTCTCCAATACCCTTACCGACGGTTACAAGGGCATGTTCCAGAGCGTCCTATCTGGGGGCGACGTGAAGGAGGCCGTCGGCCAGATGACCAAGACCATCACAGACCGGCTTGTTGGCATCGCCCTCGACGCCGCCTTCAAACCGCTCGAGGACTACTTCGTCCAGACCCTTAAAGACCTGTTTGGCATCGAAGACCCCACCGTCGCTCTGCAGGAACAGAACAACACCTACCTAGACCTCAACACCAAGGCCATTGAGGCCAACACACTGGCACTCCAAGGCAAAGCTTCTGGTCCTATCGCCCTACCTGTCACCCCCTTCAGCGGACAGACCGCTGACAGCCTCCAAGCCATGCTCGATGACCCCACTCAAGGCATCGCAGCTGTCGAGAAGACCCTCGAGCAGTCCTTCGCAGGAATTGGTGAGACGCTCACCCATCTGGGCACGACCGCCGCAGAAACCGCGCAAGGCGCAAACACCGCTGCTACCGAGGGTGAAAAAGGCTTCAGCAAATTCCTCGGCGGAATGATGGGCGTCGCGACCGGTGCCTTAAGCATCGCCGGAGGTATCCAGCAACTGCAAGAAGGCGGAACCTCTAACACCCTCGCCGGCATCGGCTCGATCCTCCTAGGCATCGGTGGCGCCATCGGCGGCCTCGGAAGCATGGGCCTCTTCGGCAAGAAAGCAGGTGGAGGGGCCATCTCAGCTAACCGCCCCTACCTCGTAGGGGAGGTAGGTCCCGAGATCGTTGTGCCTCGTAGCTCCGGAACGGTGATGTCAAACAACCAGCTGCGCGAAGCCATGAGCACCAGCGCCGGAGGGACTAGCGCACCGCAGCTGAACATGACGTTCCAAACCACAAACATCGGTGGTGTCGAGTACGTCAGCCGGGAACAACTCGAAGCCGCAATGGCCTCTACCCGCCGTGCAGCCGTCCGCGACGGAGCACGCCAAGGGATGTCAATGACCATCGATAAACTTCGTCAAAGCCCCGGTACTCGTGGCAGGGTTGGACTCAGCTAATGGCCACACAATTTCCCCGGATCAAACCTGCGGAGCGCAGCTTCCGCTTAGGCCAGTATCCGGTCAAGAGCTACCGCGCCTTATCAGGAGCCACAGTCAAACGCGCATTCGGTAATCGGCCCTACGGCTACGAACTCGAGCTCAGTTTCAACAACATCACCGACGACGCCACCACAGAACTCCTAACCCACTACGAAAGTACGAGTGGGGGATTTGATCGCTTTACTCTCCCGGATACCCTATTCACAGGGATGAATACCGCGCTGACAAGCAAGATTCAATCCCCCTCCCAAATCAAGTGGGAATACGTCAGCCCACCGGAAGTGAAATCGGTCATCCCGGGGCGTAGCGCCGTACGCATCACCTTGGCAGGCGAGATCGACTACTCATGACAGAGATCCGCATTGCTCAGTACCTGAAGCTGGCGACAACTGCCCAAACGCTCCGCTACCAGAACTACTTCGTTGGTCAACCGAGCGCGTTCCTCAGCGAGACTTACGACTTTGCTCCGTTCCGTGCCGAGGGCGCCCTTGCCTCCTTGAACGGTGACAACGAGAACCTGCGCATCCTGTTCCCCAACGTCGAAGTCGCACTTCGCCTGCTCGAACAAGCAAACGGTAACCGCCTCAGCGAACTCACCTTCGCTACCGCCTGGCTTAACGCTAACGAGCAAGTCATCAACACCGTCACGGACTACTACATCGGCATTGGTGCCAGCTACAGCGAGACCACCATCGAACTTCGCTTCCGCTCAGCCGTCGACAGCGTGGGGAGCGCCTTCCCCTCCAGGACCCTGACCCGCGATCTCGTCGGTCCACTCCCACTCAACAGTGAGCTCTATCTTCGGTGAACGACCTGATCGGACTCAAGCGAGCATGGGGCGCCTACCCCGGAGACGGGTCAGGCACTGTCGACTGCTGCTTATTACTTGCTGAAGTTCGCCGACGCTTGGGTTACTACGATCACACACCTGACTTTGCCGAATACTTTGTCCGATACACAGACACGACATTTCCCCGCCGCTTAATGCTGAAGTGGCTAATAACCAACGGGGTACGAATTAAAGAACCAGAACCTCACGCAGCAGTCCTACTTCCTGGCTCGAGCGGAGGTGCAATGGGTACAGTATTGGATGACGGCAACGTGCTGTTCATCACCGAAAAGTCCGGCGTTGTCATCGCTCCGATCCCCGCTGGCACCGGTTACTACTTTCGGCTACACAAATGACGCGCCGCCTGCTGCCTTACGAGCATCAACTCATCAAAGAGCTAGGCATCAGCGAAGCCGAGTACCTCGAGTTTGCACAAGCTCAATTCGATTACACCAGACTCCCTGCCGATAAACTCGCTACCCCCCAGAACTGGGAAGTCGTAGCCATCGTTCTGACCGTTGTTGGAACCCTCTTCCAAGTCGCTGCGGCGCTCCTCGCACCGCGCCCCGAACAACAGCAGAGAGACAACAAACGCCGGCGCGAACAAGTCTTCGCACCACGCTTCGGGTTCAACACAGCCCAGGAGCTCGCCAAATACGGCGACCCTGTCAATTTGATCTACTGCAATAACGACCCAAACACCGGCAACGCCACCGGCGGTGTTCGCGTCGCGACGTCCTTGGTCTGGTCAGCCGTCCAAAGCTTCGGTTCCAGCCAGTTCATGCAGATGATGGCGGTCGTCGGCGGCTCGACCATCAGTCCAGACGGCATCGCCCTGGGCCGCACCGCCTTCGGCCAGATACCCATTCGCCAATTCAGCGCACAGCGCTACTGGCTTTACTTGCGCGAGAACGGCATCCTGCGTTTCAGCGACCTCCGCCTCGGGGCGGGAAGCGATCCCACAAAAACCGGGGAACCTGACAGCAGCTACACCTACCGCTCGAGCCTGGTAGGCACACAGCACGAGGACGGCTTCAGCCAAGCGTTTTCGCCATCCACCCTGACGCGCTGCGGTGTCTTCGCCCCGATACCCATCAACGTCAATTACTACGACCGCGACGATAAAGGTAAATCCAAAGATGCCGAGCTCGGAATCGAACTCTTCGAGGCCGATCTCGGTAGCTACTGGCCCCAGAACCGCCTGGACAACACCAGAGCTCCGGTACCCGTCGGGCATCGGTTCCGGATGCGCTTCAAAGCACTGGCAAGCAACGGTGCAAGCGATGTCCGCCAAGGAGCCTCTGAGCTGCGCCGCACCCTAGTCAGCTATATCGATGTCGCGAGCACGTACAAGCTCGGCAGCCTCCACCTACGGGTCGTAGGCCCCGTAGACGATCTCGAGCTTGATAACGACGCTATCAACGTCACTTTTGAGTGTGTACAGTCCGGAATCTGCCCCGAAGAAGACTACGGAACAGTCAACTTCAAGCAGAACGAGAAAGAAGCTGCGGATGAAATTACTCGACTAAATGCCGAGATCGCTGAGCTAAACAGACTTCTCACAACAAGCCCACCTGTGCTTAAGCCAGAGGTCGGCAATGGAACGACCGATCGCCTCAATCAAATCAATGCACTTATAGATAACATCGAAGAGCTGCGAGACAGACGTTGGGAACCCCATGAGCTGGACGCAATTCTCAATGACGATGGCGATGTCTACGACAACCGCATCAATCCATTTGCCGAACGGGTTCTGAATACTCGTCAAAGCCGGGATGCCGAAAGAAATCAAATCGAGGAATGGCAAGACGAAATAGGAGTTGAACGTAAAAAGAACAACACGAGCCAAGCATATATCGATAGGCGCAAACAGTGGATCCGAGAAGCTCGTGTACGCATCGGCACCCTCAGTAAACGCCTGAGAAATCAACAGGCAAAACTCGACTGGGCAATCAGGGAATACGGTTACAACACGCCTAAGGGTGGAAACCTCCGTGAAGACCGCAAATACTTCTTGCGTCGACAGGCAAAACTGCAAGAGGAGATCGCTCAGATCTACGCCGACGCCAACAATATCGATATCTCCGCTACTCAGGCTCGTAACCAAGGCTGGCAAAACCAGATCAACGCTAAGACCTCCGAGCGTGCCTACTACGAGAGTGTCCTTAGGAACCCCGAGCTCCTCAACGACTTCTTCAACACCAAGTGCTTGGTCAAGATCGAAGAAGCCGCCTACGAGACCATCACCCCCTGTCGTGTCGTCGACTTCGCCCTCAAGGCCCGCGTCTTCAAGCGTGTCCAAGGTCGCCAGAAGCAGTACGGCGAAGTC